TTGCAGTCTAGTCCTTTAGCCATGTAACGTATGCGTCCTAGCAGGTTATCCTCATTGGTACTACCCCAGTGATCGAACATAAAGATACGTCCTGATCCCATAGTATTATCCCAGTATCCTTTCTTCTCTTCCTGAGAGACAGACTTATCCAAGTGTAACTGCTTGTTAGCCTCAATAGACATAATGCCTAATGCTGTCTTGGGGATGTCCTCCTCCAAGGCAAGGATACCTATGTTATCTTCCGTAGCTCCTAGTAGGTAATGCTCAAGCTCCCTGACAATCTGTGATTTACCCATGCCTGAACCTGAAGTAATGGTCACTAGCTCCTGCTTACGGAATCCATGTGTGTACTCATTAAGACAAGCCCACGGGTAGTCAATGGACTTTACAGTAGACTGCTTGACTATCATGTCCCATGTCTCATTACCCGCAACGATACCGTCAGGGCGATAAGGTTTAGCGTTCCACCATTCCTTAACAAAGTCCTGCACCTTACGTGCCTTGAGCATATCACCCGCATCCTTCATGGATAGCTTGACATTCTTTGCTTTGTTGGGGGTGAACAGATCAAGCACTGAACGTGCCGCCTCCTGTCCTGCTTTGTCATTGTCGAAACAGATGACTACGTTCTCAAAAGTTTCTAGCCACTCAAGGTTTGCTTTGATGTCTTTGCTTGCTCCTGCCGCACCTGATCTGATGGACACGACTGGCCACTTCCCGTCAAACATCTCGTTGACTGCCAGTGCGTCAGCCTCGCCCTCTGTGATCGTAATGTATTTACCGCCACTCTTGAACGCCTGTTGGCCGAACAAACCCGCATTCTCAAAACCTCCTGTCGCATAAAAGTTTTTAGTTTCCACTGATCTTACTTTAGTACCAATCACCGCACCTGTATCCTTGTCATGGTACGGGTAGTGGTGCTTGACAATCTGCCCGTCAGTGCCATACTCAACCGTGACACCATAACGCTGTGCTGTCGTTTGATTGATACGTCTATCAGGAATTGCCGCTACTACTCCTGTCATCTCTAATGACCTCTTAGGTTTATGTTGAATATTAACAACCTGACCGTCACCTCGCTCATAATGTGAACAGCCGCCCGTAAAACAGACGGCGTGTCCATCAGAGTATCTAGCCAAGTTATCCTTAGAGCCACACGCAGGGCATGGTTCATGTCGGACAAAGGTAGATTCAGCTGTCATTAAAAGTCCTCGCCGCCTGACTGCTCTGCAACCTCCAGAACCTTAACTTTATTCAGGTAGGTGGCTAGTCCGTGTACAGGATGCGGCTGTCCTTCTGCCCACAACAAACGTACCTTAGAGCCTCGACCAATGCGTCCTGCAAAGGGATTACCGTCCGCATCTAGTACAGGTACATCGTACTTGGTGCTGAACTTACGCTGTTTAGTACCCTCGTACTCACGTAGCTTGACACCCATACCTGCCAACTCGTCAGCCGCTTGATCATCCAAGCTAATGACAACTGAATATTTACCAGTGGACTGACCCTGATACATCTCGTGTGCGTCTAAGTTCTCAAACGCGATTGTTCCTTCAACTACTGCCATGGTTATTTCCTCTTGCTATTTAAAGTTATGACACTTAACGTGCCGCTTTGGTGATTCTATACTACTTAAGTATACTATAGGATAATACTTTAAAGATTAATAAAAATATTATCCCTTAACTACATGATTATTATATCAAGCATTTAGTATTGAGTCAAGCTCTTTTTCAGATAAATCTGGAAAGTCTTTAAGAATGACTGCCATCTCGCTGCTTTCAGATATAGCATCGTCAGAGTGAGAGGCGCACACATTGCATAGATCAAGATGCATGCCTGTATGGTTGTCAATTCGTTTAAGTTCATACTCATTTAGGATAACGTCACAAGCTTTACATCTACTCATTGGGGAATACCTCGCTATGTTTTTGCACCATGTCGGTGTATGAATTACTGTAATACTCGTCACGCATTTGCTTGGCTACTCGCTGTGTCAGTTCAGATAATGTCATGCAGTATACCTGATACTCAATCAACTCGTCCACCATTACGTGAGCTTGTGGTTCTATCCAATCACTAGGCTCATGGTCATAGCCTAACAGTTTTTCTTTGATTTTACTCATCTTTTTTACCTCGTTTGATATGTTTGTAAGTATCTATTATACCAAAGATACCACAAAAAAGAAACAATATTACAAGGGAAATAAGAGTCATACCTCTATTTCCTCGTATACACGACCGTAACTGATCAAGATGAAGGGCAAGTGCAACAGTACTCCTTCAAAGGGCATGGCCTCAGTCTTACCCGTGGTCTTATTATAAACCCAGACTGCACGACTGTCAGCGAACTCAAGGAACAAGCCGCAACCATTGATCAGTTCTATACTTAACATTCTACCTAATATCATCATACTATTCTTCTCCTAAAGTTTTATCTACAGTAAACAGACGCAAACACAAAGCACTATCTGTTTCGCGGTATCCGTTATCTAAATCAACGGTAGGGCATATAGAGCAATGTACAGCCCCTTCTCTTGACGGCAAGTCGTAGCCAATACCCTCGTCCCAACAATTGATGTCAAAAAACTTATCACCTACTTGAATCTCTGTCCATGTCTCCTCGCCATCTCCAATGCTGTCATAGAACTCGTCAAAGATCGCCAGTGCTTTCTCGTTCGCCTCCTTTAACTCAGCATCAGAGATCCACTCCTGCGTACCGTGATCCTCTAGAACACGTAAACTCCTTTTATCACTAATCTTCTCTGCTTTTAGGGGGAACTTCATATAAACTACACCCAATGTAGCATCCATTACCTCCCAGTCATTACTGGGGCAAGAATCCATCCACTTAAAAAATTCATCAGCAGTCATTGTCTGACCTCCTCGTTTGCCAGTATCTAATAACATAATATCTACAATACTCCTCACCCCATGCGGTAGCAGAGAATTTTATTTTGTCTCTTAAAGCTAACCCTATCATGCGATGAAATTCCTCTATATCATACGTTTGGAAAGTATACAAAGCATCCTCGTTATTACTAATCATCACTCAGCCTCCCAAGTCTATCCTCGTCTGCCAGTATGTCGGCCTTAGCTTCGTCAATCTCCCACTGCTCCATTGGTGCATAGTCGTCAGCGTCTGGTAACGTATAGTCAAAACCATACGGCTCGTCGCCATGCAACCAATCTTCGCAACTACCATTCCACGTTCTACCCATAATATATATACTCCTAGTTGAACCACGTTGATATTGGGTTAGATAACATCCAAAAGAATCCAACCCACATAAAATAAGTTAATGAAGCGATAGTACTCCAACCGAACACGGCTGTCAAGAAATCTCTCCTATACTCTCGCTCCTGCTCTTTAATAAGCTGTCTACGCTTTGCGCTATTCATTAGTCAAGCCCTCCTTCAACTAGTATTACATTGCCCACCAATGGCGGCGGTAGTGTCGAATCATAAAACATTACAGGAACATCTCGTTTATCTATTCCTAAATCGTCCCACCATATACGACTAGCTTTTGTGTTTATAGGCAAGTTATCCAGTAAGCCCTCCTCGTTGATAACCAAATGGTCACCATTAGATAGATAGACTAGCTCAATTCTACCACCGACAAACGCTTGCATCTCCTCTAATGATGGCCGGTCAGTCTCACGTTTTACAGTCCATAATGCTGTCATGTTTATACCTCGTTTGTTTACCAGTTTATACTAAAGAATGGCCTACAGCGTAACGTAGGCCGCTCTATGGTATACACTGCTATCGTAAGCCGTCTTTATACTCCTCTACTATGTCATGGATAAACTCGCGCAAATCATCGAGCTTTGACTCTATATGATAAATGTCTCGCTCCAATGTTGAGCCAATATCAGCTTCGACTCCCAGTGCTTCAGCTTTGCACGATGCTTTCCACAACTCGCCGTACTCTGCAAAATAAGTTAAATCGCGTAATAGTTGTTCAGTCTTAGTGAATGGTTTAGTGAACATCTTATACTACCTCCTCAATTAAATCTGTATACTCGTCCAGTATCTCACACAAGTCATTGAACGTATCAACACTAAGCTTACCTTCGCGCCATAGGATGTTCAAGTCTGAGTGTACGTTTAATACTTTTTCTATTTTAAACTCATAGCTCATTATTTCACCTCCACTAAATCGTTAATTACTGACTGCGGTACTTCCACTGCTTCACAACCCTGCAACCACTTATTGATGTGCTTGGTGGTGGTTACGCTGTACTTGGTTGATGTACGCACCAGCGCGCCTGTATCAGTTCGTGCGGCCACTGGTGTCTCGTAGCTGAAAAATACCTGTACTTCACCCATGTCTAGTTCTGTCATGTTACTTCCTAATTGCTTAAGTTTCATCTGTACTACCTCTTGGTTTAGTTGATTTAATAATGCCCACTATAGACTAGTGGACACGATAAAGCAACTATATATCCTATTAATAACCTCCAGTAAATCCAACTGTATATACTCTCCGACCTTCCTCACCTGATGAATTGTTAGCTTCAAAGGTCAAGCCCTCTCTCACAGCAAACGCTATCATTGCGTGAAATTCCGCTACTTCAAATGTCTCAAATATCATTGTACTACCTCTTGGTTTAGTTGATTTAATAAAGTCTGATAATGTAATCCAATAACTCAGAGAATGCAAACAACAGCACTGCTCCGACGATTACGTGATTTAAAACTTCTCTCATCTGCTTTCCCTCCATTCAAGTTAGATTATGCGTAGGCACTCTCTCGAATGCCTACTGATAACCTTACTTGTTAGTGCTTCACATGTCGATAGCTTTCTCTCCATGCACTCTCTGCTGTCTCTGCAACCAAAACAGCGAACGTGTACTCTGCTTTAGCTTTGTCACGGTCTGCCGCATAAACTGCTAGATCAGCACGACCTACTGGAGTATCTGGCGTATAGATTTTAGCGTCCACTGCGCGGTTTTTTGCGAAAGTATAGTTCAAACTGGCAACCATTGCCTTAGCTTTTAAGTAGCGGTACTCATGCCAGTTGCGAGTTTCCTCGCTGCTTGACTCGTCGTCGCGAGTCTCTCGAAACTTTCTGTTCTCTTTGTCAGCCAACGCTCTGGCTCCATCCATCAGCAACATTACTGCATCGTTATCCTTTGTCTTTACATCATAGTTCATAGGTTTTACCTCTCTAGTTAGTTTATGCGATAGCACCCATACAGATGCTACCTGATAAACTAGCTATTAGTTCTCCTCTATCCACTTCATATCGCAAACTGACGGGTAGAACTCCCTATTGCAATCATGGTCATCATACGCTACAACCCACAGTTTGCCTGAACTAGACGGCTTGTGCGGTGGGTTACCTCCTTTAACTATCCAGTAATCGTTCCTGAAGCAGTTAACAACATCGTTCAATTCGACTGGATCGTTGCTAGCATTCCAGACCAGTACCCAGTTATCTTTCCGTATTTCCATGTTTTACCTCTATTTTATCGTAGTAAGTTTATGCGGTAGCACTCAGCCCGAATGCTACCTGATAACCATACTAGATGTCCTCAATTTTGTAAACAGTGTCTATACGCTTTCGGCTGTCGCCATCTGCGCTCCAGTCCTCAAGTATACCGTCACGACTGACCGCACAGTGAGTACGAGTTAAAAACATATAGCGTCCGTTGATTGGCACGTTCCTAGAGACAGTAGCCAGAGTCTTACCGTAGACGTTTGGTACAGGCACTAGGTTTTTACCCATCATTTTGTAGAGTGCAATTATTTCCAACAAGTTCAAACCTCGTCGATCACGGCGACCAACCTTTCGCTTTGCCAATGCTCTAGCTTTACCGAAAGAAAGATCACATGCAACCGCGAGGCCAATCACTGTGCAGAAGTTAGTGTCGTTGTAGTACTTGCGTCCTACCTTGGCTAGCTCCTCGTAAGAGTGTTTAAAATGTTTTATTTTGCCCATTAGAATATCCTCCAGTTATTCACCACAACATCCAATCTCTTAGCTGTTCCGGTGAATAACCGCTGATCGATTCTGGTACTGCTCGACGTTATACCTTCGCTCAAGAGCTACTTCCCGCCATAACCATAATCAATCTTGGTTATTCTGCCTCGCTTAGTATGGTTGTCATCTCTGCTATTGCCTAGGCTAGTTAGCCAGAGAGTCGATCCGGAGATCACCGCTATTGCGAGAGACTCGACGGGACTTTCTCCCTCGTTGTTAGCCTATAAGCGCCCTAGGACACTGCTAACACTAGGTATCAATCTGAGGAGCTGTTCCCCGTCTCGTTGGTGCCCATTATAGGGACTGGATAACCAGTGTCAAGCGTTTTTTAATTTTTTTTTTACTTGTGGCTCCAGAGGTATCCTCTAGCATACTCACGTCTCACTTTCCAGCTCCTTGTGTGACCCTGAGGATCCTTGTGGTCACTTATGGGCTTGCATTTGTGTCAGCTTTGTGATAGTCAGGTGGGGCTTCCAGTATGCGCGGGGGGCCTTCAGTATGCGCGTGTGATGTATAAGTACCCGCAGGTATACAAAAAAGTAGTAAATTAGAATAAAAAGGAAGTAGCCATAGGTATTCCTAAGTCTTTGATATACATAAGAAAACACAAGCTGCCCCTTAAGTAGCCAAAGGTTATAATAAGGGACACTTTAATAGCCAAATGTTATGACATGAGTAGGGAACTTTTGGTTAGGCTCGCGGGTCTAAAGAACATTAGGATATATAGTAAATAAAGCTTGACAATTACTAATAAATATGCTATAATATCTAGTATAATATAGAAACAAAGGCAACCAAGCGCCTTAAGTATACTTAAGTCAGCCTTTAAGATTGTACTTTTAATAATAATTAAAGAATAATCTTAACGAATCCTTAAGTATACTTAAGATAACCAAAGGAGTAGACCTTGAGTAGTAAGGATTCAAAGGTTGGTCAG